TAATGAAGGGACAACTTCACCAAAGAACACTAGATTTGTGGCATCAGAAATTACTATGGATTGATCTCCAATAGGCTCAATTGGTGCGCCGCCAATGGGGGCATTATCTTGAGCATCTGTTTCCACTTCCATCACACTTTGGGGTTCCACTGAATTGTCAGAACTCCTAAATGTGATGGAATCGCCGGCCAGACGATCGACAGGAACGGCAAATTCCACGTCTGGGCCTCCTCTCTGAAACATATTAATAGAAACGGAGTTAGCCAAAGAGGGATCTGGAGAGGTAAGAGGGGTTAAAACTTCAACTCTAATCTGTCCATTATGATACCTAGGTTCGCATGTTAACCCAGTGCCAGTTCCTTTCGGAAAAGCAGTTGAACCAATTGCAATATTCTCAACGACAAGAAATGGTTCACGGGCATGCCATGCGATAGGTACTTCGAAATCACGAGTATTTTCAAGGTCAATAATGCGAGAATAGACCTCATTGAGAGCGCCAGTGGCAGTAGGACCCACTGGATCATAAGTGATTCGAAGTTTGCCGCGATGCAATGCGGAAGCAACTATTTGAAAGCGATAGATAAGAGTACCTCGCCAATATTGAAACAAAATTGCACATGCGCAACTGGGCGTAACCATAGAACGCCAAGGAAACACACTGCTATCCGTCTCAAAATATGTCGGGGTCACATTCAAGGACATGAGGACTTGTCCAGAGTTCTGAGCCTCTGTCCAATCAACTTTATCAATGAAAGATTCTCGTGCCACAATAGACGAAATAGACATCTCATCACAGGGTGTTAGTCCCACTGTGCGAGGATCTATTGTTAATTCGCCTTTAACGTCTGTGCCCAATCTCATGACAGGATCAAAGGTGTTGGTCGTAGCCAATTCACCCATTAACCTATCCTTATAAATTTGAGAATTAGTCACAATTTGTGGTCTGGAAAATCCAAACATTTTCGCTATACCGCCCACTCCTTTAGCCACCATTTCAGTGGCCTTCGCATAGGGAGCGAACATAGGTATATCAGAAGCATAAGAAGCAGCCTTAGCAACAGCTGAAGCGGTGGAGGAAACGGGAGAATCCGAAAATTCGGATTGCCCCGTCCAAGCTCCAAAATCAGCTGCGGTAGGCGTGCAAATGAGAGCGTCTTCCATCCAAGCGTAAATCCGAATATTACAAGTTCCTGCAGAGGAATTCGCATGTCGGAGTTGATTCATGGAATGGAGGTACAAACGTCCCATATCAGATACTGATGATGCATTAGTTAAATCCATAAAATTTTCCGGACAAAAGAAGGGAAGAGTCATCTCTCCACCCTCACTAGTGGTAGGATCAAGGAAAATATGAGGCATCTGAGTGAGTTGCATCCGTCTACACTCAGATAAGTCTGCAGCTTTGGGATGCATGGACATAGTCGCCCGAGGCTCATACGACATTATGAAACGACCGAACAACAGGGGATTACCCGTTATTACGGCGCGAATGCGCAGATGCCCGCGAATATGTCGAAAACCTTCGATACGTTTCTTCACTAAAGGATCATTCATAAAAGAAGACCACGGATCGATGGTGTTCGCAAGCATATTACCCAATGCTACAGGGGTGACAAAGATCTCCACTGGCCGGTTCAAAAAAGAACCCAGTGGTGTATCAGTAGATTCGCCAGTCTTATATGTTGATTCAAGTTCGCTTGTCATATGAACTCCGGCAGGTGAATCAGCATGGGCAAAGGTTAAGGTGCCCACCTTTTGAGTAGAATCCGACTCCTCGGTTATGTTAAATAGTTTTACGTTTTGAGCAGTATTCTATGTACAGAAATGAGACAATACTAGTTCACAATTCCGGTTTCCTAATTATGTAATCGCAACACAAGCCTAACCCCACTTCGCAAGAAGGATCGAAGGGGGCTGGTATCCAATATGTAAACGTCCTATTTTGGTTTATCCAATATTGTACGGTAGGACCCGCACAGAGGGATGCCGTTTTACGCCAGACCCAAGGCGGAACGAGCGCTTTAAACGTAGCGCTCAGACGTTTTCGCAATCATGGTAGAGTGGTCGACCGTAATCTCCTTACTCAAGTGAATGATGCAATGTTTGGTCAAAACGGCCTTCATTTGCTCTCTGCGTTTCTCATAGTGTTCTCGACCATAAAATGCCCACTCCCGTAAAGCTCCATCAACATTGACGGCAGCAGCTTCCTCGGGAGAAAGAGATTTAGAATGTAAGACACTAAGCAAAGATTTCCAAATCGAAGATTCGTGCAATTTTCCCACACGAAATGGAAGTCCATCAACTACAGCTGAATACCGCTGCAGAAAAACCAAGTCTTTTAAAGGGACAAATGGCTTAGCTACAGCATCTTTGATTCCAGGTGTTATCTTTAGACCATACGTGGCAAGGTACTTTTGCAAGGTGATAAAGTTGAAATTGCGTCTCCAAAAAGAAACAGTGTTGATAAAATCATCACCGTAATTGACATGAGAAACGTAAGTTCGAAAATCACCGATCTTGGAATTGGGATAAATTGAGTAGAAGGCACATCTATTCATCAGGCTATTATCCAAGCTATTGACGTTCACTGTGGCAGGAATACCAGAAGGTGTGGACCCATCAAGAGCATACACGTATCCATTATAGCTCACCAGTGGGCGTAGGACACAAGCGGGAATAAATTGCATGATTACAAGATCTTCGGCGGCGTAACTACCCAAAGATGCGATCTCAATCATAATTCGATAAGAAGCTCCACTAATATCAGGAGATTTTCTCAAATCATATTTGCTATGATCGCCATCAAAGGCTCGCT